AACAGAAGTTTTTAATACCTTACCAAATCTTTCAGCAAATAGATCTGTAAGAGGACTTATTCAGAATGCACTTCCGGCAAGTACTAGATATGTGCCTACATTTGTAGAGAACAATAATATCGTAACTGGAGCCGTATCTGTAAATGTAGGTTCTAGCTCAAATGCAGATGAATTGCCTAGTGAGATAACCGATCTAGAAAACCCTGAGTTTAAGAAGAGTGGCGAGGTAAGCATCTATGTTCCTCCGTTTACTGCTTACTATAAGTTTAAGATCGCTAAACAAGAAAATGATGACTTTATTGACGTGTCTTTAATAGGAGCAGATAACATTGTCTTGACATTTGGTGACGGCCAGAACAAGAGGATCTTTAATAACCAAGCTAACCGAGACATAGATCCAAGTAAAGGGGAGGTTCTATTTAGAATCGATGAGGCTAACGCAAGTGCTATTAGAGGCATGGCAAACAGACAGTTCTACATAACTTCTAAGAGTGGATCTGATAATACAGTAATCGCATACGGAAATTTCACTATTGAATAATGATTCTAAACTCTAGAAATAACTTATTCTCATTTAAGCTTCCTAGGAACTTCATTCCAGAAGAGGTGGCCCAAAAGTACGTTAAGTATCTTAACAGAATCCCTGGTACTCTTATGCAGGATCCAATAGACTATGTTAACTACTCTATTCAGGGCATTAACCTACCTGGTCTTTCGTTCGATCCGGTTTCACAAGCTGACAATGACGGTACAACTAGATACCATAGAGGAGCCGTCCCTATACAGAATACAGTTGAGCGCCAGTTTACTTTAACGTTTCAGCTATTAGACGGATATGTAAACTACTGGATTATGCTTGACACCTTGCTTTACTATTATGCTAGAACTACAAAGCAGCCTTTTACAGAAGATCTAGTACTTAGAATTATGGATGCCGAGGGAATTGGTATGGCCTCTGTTGCTTTTGAGAAGCCTATCATGAACTCAATAAATGAGCTGAACCTAAACTTCTCTGAAAATGTTGCCGACTTCAGTACATTTGAGGTTAACTTCTACTACAACAAGTTTAATCTTAAACTAGAAATAGATTGATATATATGCTATGAAAACTTTTTTTGAATACCTAGAAGAACAGAACATATCAGATCAGGATATGGCTATTATCGTTGAGGGCCTAGAGTCCGAGTGGTCTGACGAGCTCGAAGAGAAAGTAGATATGGCTATCGATGAATTCGTGAGCGAGTATAAGTTGGAGGATGGTTCCTACGATTTAGATCGATTTAACTCTGAAATCACAAATGAAGGCCTATTGGGAAGTATCTTAGGTGGACTAACTGGTTTTGCATTAGGTAAATCTGTTGGTAAGATTATTGCAAGAGTCCTAGGTATTGAGAAGGGCATCTTTTACGATCTTTTAACTTCTAGACTCGTTGGCGCTGCACTAGGAGCTGCTATCGGTAAAAAGTTCTGATTTGAATTACGTAGCTATAGACTTCTCGCTTAACTCACCTGGCATTTGTATCTACAATGACAAGGGCAAGAAGTATCATTTCATATCGTATATTAAGCCAAAGACTGGCACTAAAGCTGAGCAAAGATTCCAGGAGGAGATCTCACAGCTTAAAGACGTTACCGTCGTCTATCAACCGGATTTTACACAAGATAACGAGTATTCTAGTCAAGAGTTAGCTAAGATCAAAAGATATGATAAGATGGCTAGTGATATAATTAACATTATACGCCAGCACTCATACGAAAACGATGGTTACCATATAGCATTTGAAGGATCCTCGTATGGATCTAAGATGGGTACAAACAACATTATTGATATGGCGGCGGGTGCTGCAGTTCTAAAGCTTAAGATGCTTAAGACTATGAAGCCAGAAGATATCGAGACTATCGCACCTACTACAATTAAGAAACATGCAGGTAAAGGTAATATGAGTAAACAAGATCTCTGCTTGGCTTTCCTTAATAATGTTAATGGAGATCTTTCTTTGCTTAAAGGGGAATTATTTCATCATTGCTCGGAGGCTGAGATTGACCCAAAGGGGAAAAAGATTCCGAAGCCCCTTGATGACCTTATCGACGCTTACTTCCTTGTAAGCCTTATAGCCAGTAGAAACCAGACCACCTAATCTGTCTCTCAGACTTAAAGACAATTGTTGTATGCTAGTTCAAAGATTTTGTTTCAGAATCAATGAACTTTTTTTCATATAAACAAAATAGCAATGTGGATATATAACTTATGGACGTGAATTTTAAAGATGAACGTATGGAAATAGTCACCGTAGACTTTATCCACTTAAATAGGGTACTCACCAAAATGGTAGGGTTAAAATGCATTTCCGTAGAGGAAAAAGAAAGCATACTCAACAAGGCAGGGCTGCTTAAGCTTAGTGAGACCGAGTGGATTGAAGAAGACGGTTCTATTTTGACATTCAACTGAAACTTTTACGTATCATAGTATATTAAAGGTAACTTAAAGGATTTTTAAGGATTAACAAATTAAAAGGTTTAATTATGGCAGATTTTGATATTTTCAATCTCGGTGTAGAAGACGTTGAAACGCACGCACCACAACAAACAACCTCAGCTAATGAGGTCTACAAGCCTACCGCAGATGACGGTAAGGACGGAACTTACAAAGCACTTATTCGCTTTGTTCCAAACCCAGCTAACCCACGTAAGTCTCTTATTCAGAAGTACGTTCACTGGCTGGTAAACTCAAATGGCGACGGTAAGATCGTCGATTCACCATCAACAATTGGCGAGCATTGCCCAATCGCAGACGTATTCTGGAAGCTTCGCAAGTCTGATTCAGCAGTTGACCGTAAGTCATCTGACAAGTTGAAACGTCGCCAACAATACTACGCTTTGATTAAGGTGATTAAGGACCCACAGAACCCAGAGTTTGAGGGACAGTACAAAGTATTCAAGTTTGGTTACAAGATCAAGGAGAAGATCGATGCAGAGTTGAAGCCAGATTTTGGTGAACCAACACAGGTTTTTGACTTGTTCGAAGGTAAGAACTTTGAGTTGATTATTAACCGTCAAGGTGACTACAACAACTACGATAAGTCTAAGTTCTCTAGCTCTCGCTCAGCTATCATTATGGATGGAAGTCCAGCAGAGCGTAGCAAGGAGACTATGGAGTCTATTAAAGAGGAGTTGAACAATGCACCTGATCTCTCTAACTACGACTACCAAGTATGGGACGAGGAAACTCGTGAGTTCGTTAACTCAGTTCTCCGCATGTACTTGAACCCAGGAGACTCTATTGCAGAGGTCGTTAACAACGACGCTCCTACTAAGACTAAGACTGAGACCAAGAAAGAGGAAGTTAAAGAGGCAGTTGCCGCTGAGAGTTCAGTTAGCACTGATGACGACCTAGATTCTTTCTTGAATGACCTCGATATCTAACGATCTTAAACACAATATACGGATCGCATTAGAGGAGATTACAGCCCAAGAGCATAACTCTCCTAGAAAGCAAGAAGTAAGGGACATGTCAGGCCGTTTGGTTCTGGCATGTCCTTATTGTGGTGATTCTCATTCGGATGACTCTAAGAAGAGAGGCAATCTGTATTGGGACACTTTACAGTACCATTGCTATAACTGCTCAAAGCATACTAACGTCCACCTTATGCTTAAGGATTTTAACGTTAGTATGCATAATATAGAAGATACATTTGATGTTATCGACTATATTAAAAGCAAAGAGCGTGAGGTTAAACGAGTCGATACAGTCAGACCGGCCATATTTACAAAGGCAAACGAACTAGCTATTCCATTACAAGAGTTTAAGAATGGATTTAGCGCCAGAGAGATAGAGCCTGGAGAATGGATATGGCTAAAGCTTAAGGAGAGACTTTTGCACTCTAAGTACGATGAGTTCTTGTATTCTGAAAGGGATAATAAGTTATGGATCCTTAATAGAACTCCTAGTGGTAATATCCTTGCGGTACAAAGTCGTAGGATGAAAGGCAAAGGATCAAGGTATCTTACATACGATCTACCTAAGCTTTATGAAGAGCTAGGAAAGAAATTAGAGATCGATTCAGATGAGAAGCTAAAGATAAGCAAGCTATCTACCCTATTTGGAATTATGCAAGTTAACTTTCAGAGAACGGTTACCCTGTTTGAAGGGCCGCTAGATGCTAAGTTCATGCAGAACTCTATAGCGCTTGCAACGGCTGGCAGATCTACAGATGAGTTTGATGAAATGGAGACTGTACGTTACATGTTTGATAACGACGAGACTGGTAAAAAGAAGATGGCAGAGAAGCTTAAGAAGGGTCGACCTGTATTTATGTGGTCTAAATTCATAGACGAAATGAAGCTAGATAAATACAATATAAAGGATTTAAATGACTTGATTAAGGTCTGCTACAGCAATAAGCTCGATGCTTATAAGCGGTTAGATGATTACTTCACTGCAAGTCAGCTAGATCTATGGTATGTATAAATGAAATAACACGGATGGTTGAAGACGATTTAGATGGATTCTACAAGGATCGTGAAAGATTCAAGGGCATGAAGATGTTCATTGATTTTGACGCATCTGATTATAAAGTAGATCAACCTGAATCAGAAAAGATAAAACCAAAGTTTAAGAAGAAACAAAAGGCAAGTAAGTTTGTTAAACCAAGAGGAGATCGTAAAAGCCTCTTTTAAAGGAACTGGATGAGTAAAGAGAAAATAATAGAATTAGATGAGAAGCTCGGAAAGCAAAGAAGCGAGTGGTCTTCTAAGATTAAAGAACTTGCCGATAGCCTAAAGTACATTAACGGTATGGAAGAGACGATTGCAAAAGTGCTTTCGTCAAGGCAATCACTAATAGATCAGATCGCATATATGAATACGAAGATCCGTGACCAGAAGGCTAGGTTAGCCACTCGCCACAGAGAAGCGTATATAAGATATTATGAGTATGACTATAAGTTAGGAGAAAAACAAAAGGAGAGGTTTATGGAAGCAGACCTCGCCGACGACTATACAATTTTGGCTCACTTAGAGAATCAGCTTGACTTTCTAAAGGAGTCGGTGAAGACCCTAGACAATATGGGATTTGCCATCCGAAACAGACTTGCACTAAAAGATCTGTAAGGAGAACAAAAAGATTTCTATGTATTGGAACTTAGCTTAACCGAAAATAAGCAGTTTCTTAGAGTAGATTCTGCAACAGAGCTGGAGATAGAGCAGCTCAACATCTCATTGACTAAGAGGATTGATTCCTGGAGATTCAACCCATTAGTCAAGAAGGGTGTGTGGGATGGCTATGTCTCGTACATAAAGGATAACAAATGGATTCCATCAGGTCTATGGAAAGACATCATGGATCTGTGTAAGGACTACAAGTTTGACCTTAAGCTTAACGGAATCACAGAGATATTTGATAAGTCTATAAAGCAGGATGAATTCGAAGCATGGGCATTAGAGTTCTTTAAGGACAGCGAGATAACTCCTAGGGACTATCAGATCGAGGCGGCTTATAATATACTGAAGTTTAGAAGGTGCCTTGCCGAACTTGCCACTTCAGCAGGTAAGACTCTTATATCGTTTCTTACGGTTGCCTATATGTTAGAAAAGCAGAAGGCTAACAAGATTCTATTTATAGTTCCTAACGTATCTCTTGTAGTTCAGGCAAGTGAGGACTTCCTTGATTACAATTATGAGAATAGGGTAAACATAAAAGTTCAGCAGATCTACTCGGGACAGAAGATACGCCAAGGTAGAAATGTGGTTATAGGTACATATCAGTCGCTTGTTAAAAAGCCAAAGGATTACTTCCAGCAATTTGATGCGGTAATTATTGACGAGACGCACAAGGCAAAGTCCACTTCTATCAAGACGATCTTACAGAAGTGTATCAATGCAAAATACAGATACGGTCTATCAGGAACCATCCCTAAAAAAGGGAAGTTAGATAGACTTACCTTGATGGCATATACTGGCCCTGTTATCACAGAAGTCAGTGCGAACTACTTGCAGAAAGAAGGCCATATTGCTGGATGTAAAGTAAAGATTATAGAGATGGACTATGCACCAGACTCTACTAAGAAGGCGTTTAGTGAGATGGCAACAAATAGGTATGAGAGTAAGGATGTATTTAAGTTCGAACAGAATTATGTTATAAATTCCCCTGGAAGACTTAGCTTTATAAACTCTGTGGTAGCTAAGATTCCTGGCAACTCACTTGTCTTGTTCCATAGAATAGAACACGGTAAAAAACTATACGAAAAACTAAGATCTGATAGTGACAAGATAGTCTATTATGTAGACGGTGGAACTGATAAGGACATACGAGAAGAGTATAAGAAAAAGATGGAGGCAGGTGAAGAAGTAGTGATTGTGGCATCATACGGTACATTTTCAACTGGTATCTCGATCAAGAAGATCCACAATATATTCTTTACGGAGTCGTTTAAATCAGAGGTTATCATTAGGCAGTCTATTGGCCGTGGTCTAAGGCAACATGAGTCAAAAGATAGCGTAACCATCATCGATTTTGTAGATGACCTATCTTCTGATGAGTGGACTAATTATCTAATGCGACATGCTATAGAGCGCCGCAGAATCTACAAAGAACAAAAGTTTGAATACGTTATTAAAAAGATCAAATTTGATGGGGATATATAAGAATATGATATTCCAAAAAATATAATATAGATATGGAAAAACTACACGACTTTAACTCTTTCTCTCAGTTTAGAAAGAATCAACAAACTGCAAAACTTGAAGAAGAAAGAGAGGCAAAAAGAGCGTCTAGTGCACAGAGCTTTAAGGATCTGTTGTCTGAATATGGCGTTTCTGAAATCTCAGAGCTAAACGATGAGGACAAAGCAGCTTTCTTTGAAAGATTAAAGGAAAACTCAAGCTCTGACGATGTAAGCTACATGATCGATAGATTAGAAGAGGCTTATGTTGAAGAAGGTAACGCGTTTGGTGCTGCAAGAGCAGAGGCTATCGCTAACGGTGACTCAGAGTTTACAGTTGACGGTGAGACTTATCCTGTAGAGGATGTCGACGCTGAAGACAAGGAGAACGCTGAAGAATTCACTGAAGAGTCTAACGAAGTAAATGAAGCAGAAGTTACTTCTGATGAGGAGTTTGCTGAGTATGCTAAGTCTGTTTTACAGAAAGCATTTGGTGACGACTTCGACGAAGCAAAGGCACAGGAGACAATTGACGGAATACTTTCAAAAGCAGAAGGAGACTATGGTGCAGCAGTAGGTATGCTACAGAGTGCTCTAGGATAATGAATAGATTTTTTACATATAGGGAATTCTTATTTGAGAAGGAGAAGCCCGCAGTAGCGGGCCATTCTCTTATTATGGAGGGTGGTGCAGCCGGCCATATGTCACACCCATTTGAAGAGAAAGATTTGACATTTGGAGACTTTAAGAAGATAGTAACTTCTGGTCTTCGAGGAGAGTTAAACTTTGAAGAGGCGGCTACTGAAAAAACAGATGGTCAAAACCTACTAGCGACTGTAAAGGATGGTGTCACACTATTTTCTAGAAATAAGGGTCAATTAATTAACCCTGTAGATTTACAAGGAATTATTGATTTTTTTACAGGTCATGATTCTCCTATGGTTGAAGAGACTTACATATACGCAGCCACTGATTTAGATAAGGCTCTTCCAAAAATTAAAGATCAGTCGGTATTTAATGATGGAAAGGATTTTGTCAACATAGAGCTAATCTATTCTAAAAACCCAAACGTAATTTACTACGAAAGAGATGTTCTTCAGTTCCATGATATTCAAGAGACAGATGGAAAAGGTAACATTATTGGTGAAAGAAAAATAGCCGGAGAATTAGTTAAAGCCTTAAAGGAAGTTGAAGCAGATGTTAAAAAAACATTTACTATTATTCCTCCCCAGATTTTAAAATTGGGTAAAGATATGAATTTTGACAAAAATCAGTCTAAATTTATAAAACAAATTGAGGCATTAAGAGATAAGTATGACTTAACAGATGCTGATGAAGTTGGTAGATACCA